GGCGAATGAGTCGATTGGAACGCTGACCACGGACCTTGGGACGGCGAATGAGAACGTAACTACGCTTACTGGGCAGGTAGAAACGCTCACGACGGAGAAAGAAACGTTGTCCACGGACCTTAAAGCTGCATCTGATCTTGTTACGGTTCTTGAAGGCAACATAGGCACCAAAAACACTGAGATTGAGGGTTTGGAAGCGGATCTTTCAGAAGTAAACACCGAACTGGAAAATAAACTTACAGAGTTGGAGACTCTTTCGGGGAATTTGGACACCAGTCAAGAGACGATTACTAATCTTAACAAACTAATATCGGGTTTGGAAACGAGACGTGACGAGTTAGATACGGATCTGACCAATGCACTTCGTGAAAAAGACAGTTTGCAAGGCACTTTAGACACTGAGATTGAGAAACGTAACGAGTTACAGACCAGTTTTGATGGACAGAGCGAGCTTTTATCAACAACCCAAGCACAATTAGATGCAGCCAACGAACAAGTTACTGACTTAACGGCTCAAAAAGAGGCATTGGAGACTGAAGTCACTACGTTAACGGACAGTTTGGCTATAGAAACGGCAAAAACGGAGACTCAAGGCACTACCATTACTGATTTAAACACCAGTATTAGCAATTTGGAAACCGCACTTACGGCTGCAACGGATAAGGTTTCAACGTTGTCCAGTCAATTGGAGGCTGCGCAAACCTCTCAGACGACAACTGAAACGGAGAAAGCTGCGCTGGCGGAACAGTTGGAAACGGCTCAAACGGAAGCCACGTCTTTGCTTTCGGAAATCACTACATTAGAGGGGCAACGTGATACGTTGCAGGCGGATCTCACTGCTTCGGAGGCAACAGTTGGAACTCAGGCAACCACTATTACTGATCTGACAGATAAACTTTTAACTGCGAATACCAACATCGGCATTTTGCAGGAGCAACTTACTACTGCAACGAACAACGTTTCGACGTTGTCCAGTCAATTGGAGGCCGCTCAAACCTCTCAGACGGCAACGGAAGGGGAGAAAGCTGCGCTGGCTGAACAGTTGGATGCCGCCCAAACGGAAGCTACATCTCTGCTGACGGAAATTACTACGCTAGAGGGCCAGCGTGACACGTTGCAGGCGGATCTCACGGCTGCAGAGACTACAATTGGCACTCAGGACAAAACAATTACCGATTTGACTGCGGATTTGAACTCTGCCAACCAAGACATTGGCACACTAACGACGCAGTTAGAGGCTGCAAATGGGGAAGTCACGACGCTTGAGGGTCAACTGGAAGAAGCAAACAATTCGTTGACAGCTACGCAAGGCGAGAAAGACGCAATTGCGTTAAGTTTGGAAGAGGCTCGTGGAAACGTTGAGTCGTTAACGGAAAGTTTGACCACCAGAACCACAGAGCGAGATGCGCTAGACGCTGATTTGACGGAGATGACGACGGCGTTTGAGTTGTCTCAAGAGCGTTTTGGTTTTGCTCAAAACGCAATGGACTATGTCAACAACCAACTGGATCTAAACGTGAAGGAGGATGTTCTGGTCGCTGACTTGGTGACGCAGGGATATACTGCAGCTAACGCGCAGTCTCTTGTGGATCAGGTCCAGCAGAACCGTTTTGAGCAATCCGAGCTTGCAAGGCTTCAAGACGTGCGGAGGCAAGGGGCGTTTATCCCTTTTGGCGACAGTTCGCTGGGGGGATTTGGCGAAGAGGACGAGGTTACTTATCCAAATTATCCACCTCCGGGCACAGGTTCTGACATGGGCATGGGCACAGGAGTGAGTATAAGACAGCCGCAAGCACCACAACAGCAGGTTACTCAGCCTGTGTACGAACCTCCTCGGTTTGGTACTTTTTCTAGGGACGATGCAACTCCGATTGCGGGGGGTCCAGCCGTAGAGTTAGATCAGTTTGGTCAACCTATCTTAACCTTTGGTCCATCAGGTCGTCCGCTTGGGTCGTACCTTACGATGCCGACCTCTGTGGATCCAATCGATCCGTACACAATGGTGATGCCAGACACCCCTGCATTTAACCCACAACAGCCTATAGTAAGAGGACCCTTCCCACAACAGGCACAACCTGTTATAAATCAAGGTATAGGCGGATTAGGTAAAAAATAATGGCGTATACAATTCAAAGTGGCGACACCCTCAGTGAGATAGCTGAGAAAAACAATACTTCTGTTGCGGAAATCATGGCGTCTAATCCTCAGATTAAGGACGCCAATAAGATTCAAGCTGGTGCATCGTTGAATATTTCGAGCGCGGGGTCTGGGAAATCAACCTACGCTGGAAACTTTGGGACGGAATCTGGGGGTAGTTCGCAGGCAGAAGCTCGAAGGGTTATTGGGGATGATCGAGCCGACGAATTGGCAAAGATATCTTCTACACCAACTGCGGGTCAAGTGTCGCAGCAGGCAAGAAAGTACGGATATGTTGGGGGTATAGGATCGTTAAACCCTGAACAACTGCAGGCCATGTCTCAGACTCAGTATTCGCCAAACACGAAGGATGCTGTCATAGGCGGTTTGCTTGGGGCAATGATTCCGGGAGCGGGGCTGCTTTACGCTGCATCAAAGTACAACTCGGCGTATGAGGATCGTGAGATTGCCAAGCAGTTAATGCAGCAAGATCAATACGAAGAGCGCGGTATTTTTGGATCAAGTCTTTTTAAGGCCAAAGACGCTGCTCAATATGTTCCTGTGTATAACGAGAAAGATGAACTTGTGGGTTCCTTGGGTCTTGATGCTGAAGGCAAAGCGATTGGTTATATGGGTGACCGGATGCAAGGCTATGAGGGTTTGGGTTCGGAGTTTATTCAGCCTACTCCATTGCCTGAAGTAAACAAGGATCGTGATTCGGACCCAGCGCCTTCTCCTGTTTCTGCGGAAGCCGTTGGTGTGGACCCAACTGCAGCAGTATCGCCATCCACCCCCACTGCTCCGGGCAAGGTTCCGTTTGTTCGTTTACCATCTGCGTTAGATCAGCCGCAGCCTAGACCTATAAACCAGCCTTTTACGCAGCCCACGCAAATCCCTCCGGGTTTTGGTCAGCCTCAAGGGGTTATGGCTAGTCAAATGGGTATGCGGGAACAAGAGATGTATCCGTTTATGTACGGTATGCCGTACCAGAGACGCCCACAGAATAGAATTGCATGAACCTACAAGCTCTTCCCGAAGAAGCATTGAAAGAAATTCTTTCGCTGACAGAGGCGAAGAAAAGGTTGGATTTGCGTGAGCAGGCGTCGGAAAAGTTTATGCCGTTTGCGCATCATGTGTACGAAAACTTTATTGAGGGTAGGCATCACCGAGTTATTGCCGAAAAACTTGAACGTGTTGCACGAGGAGAACTCAAGAGGCTTATAATTAATATGCCGCCTCGTCATTCGAAGTCAGAGTTTGCAAGCTACTTGATGCCTGCTTGGTTTCTAGGTAGAAACCCAAGGCTCAAGATTATTCAAGCCACGCACAATACAGAGCTTGCTGTCCGGTTTGGTCGTAAGGTTCGGGACCTTATTGACGATCCTGCATACAAAGAGATCTTTCCCAACACCAATCTAAAAGAAGACAATAAGGGCGCGGGTAAATGGCAGACCAGCGTTGGTGGCGAATACTTTGCGGCTGGTGTGGGTGCTGCGGTAACTGGTCGTGGTGCTGATTTGTTTATTATTGACGACCCTCACTCGGAACAAGATGCGCTAAGTGAGAGTGCGTTCGACCATGCATATGAGTGGTATACATCTGGTCCTCGTCAGCGTCTGCAGCCGGGTGGCGCAATCATTTTAGTTATGACCCGTTGGGGTAAGAAAGATTTGACGGGTCGTTTAATAAACGCGCAGGGTAGCGATATGATGGCGGATCAGTGGGAGGTTGTAGAGTTTCCCGCTATTTTGCCTAGTGACAATCCATTGTGGCCTGAGTTTTGGGACAAGTCAGCACTTCTTTCTATCAAAGCGTCTCTTCCTGTAGGTAAGTGGAATGCGCAGTGGCAGCAAAACCCTACAGCATCTGAAAGCGCCATAGTAAAACGGGAGTGGTGGCGTAACTGGGAGAAGGAAAATATTCCATCAATTAACTATATTGTTCAGGCTTATGACACGGCATTTTCAAAAAAGGAAACAGCGGACTACTCTGCCATAACAACTTGGGGGATTTTTAGTCCGGATGATGGTGGACCAGATAATATTATACTTATGGACGCTCGGAGGGGCCGTTGGAATTTTCCTGAACTAAAGGAGATTGCGTATGAAGAGCACGAATACTGGGAGCCAGACATGGTTGTGGTCGAAGCAAAAGCGACGGGTACACCACTCATTGACGAGTTGCGGCTTCGCGGTATTCCAGCGTTGGGCTTTTCACCGGGCAAGGGAAATGATAAGGTAACGAGAATGCATATGGTTGCTCCATTGTTTGAGGCAGGGATAGTGTGGGCACCTATGCATGAGAAATTTGCGGACGAGGTCGTAGAAGAAGTGGTTTCATTTCCCAATGGCGATCACGATGACTTTTGTGATAGCATGACATTGGCATTGATGCGTTTTAGGCAAGGTGGTTTCCTTTCTTTACGCGGCGAAGAAGAAGAGGAACGTTTGTACGCACCTCGTAGACGGGAGTATTACTGATGGCATTACCACCGAATATGGTTGTACCGGGCCTAAACTTAGATGACACAGAGGGTTTACCTGATGTCGAAGTGGATGTGTCCAGCCCAGTAGACTTTAGTGGGGGTGCAGAAATTATTGATGATGGGCAAGGTGGGGCTATTGTTCAAGCCTTGTCTGGAATGGAAGAAGAAGGCGTTGATGTTGAGGTGATTGAACACGACGCTAACCTTGCGGAGTTTTTAGACGATGCGATTCTTGGTGAAATTAGCAGCGAGTTGGTTGGTCTTTATGAAGAGGATTACGAGTCTCGCAGCGAATGGGAAGAGACTTACACAAAAGGCTTAGATCTTCTTGGTATCCAAACTGAGGACCGCAGTGAGCCGTTTGAAGGTGCCAGTGGGGTTACGCACCCGTTAATCAGTGAGAGTGTCACGCAGTTTCAAGCGCAGGCGTACAAAGAAATGCTGCCTGCTGGAGGACCTGTTCGTACTCAGGTGATAGGTTTACAAGACCAAGCGCGTGAAGAACAAGCGCAGCGCGTAAAAAACTACATGAACTACCAGATTATGGAGGAGATGGAAGAGTACGATCCCGGGATGGATCAGATGCTATTCTACTTACCGCTTTCTGGTTCAACTTTTAAGAAGGTTTATTTTGATCCGTTGAAGGGTCGTGCTGTAGCGGAGTTTCTCCCTGCGCAAGATTTAGTCGTTTCTTACTCTGCTACGGATTTGGCAACGGCTGCTCGTGTAACTCATGTTTTAAAGATGACCGACAATGACGTGCGCAAGATGCAAGTCTCTGGCATGTATAAGGACATCTCTCTAGCTGGCGCTGGGGACATGGAAGAGGACGAGGTGGACCAGAAGGTTAATAAGCTCCAAGGCGTCTCTCGGGGCTACACAGACGATATCAGGACCATCCTAGAGATGCATTGTGATCTTGATATTGAGGGATTCGAAGATGTAGATCCTATGGGTGAGCCTACGGGGATCAAACTTCCTTACATTGTGACGATAGACAAAGACAGTAATCAGATCTTAGCTATCCGTAGAAACTATGCAGAGATGGATCCGCTTCGTAAAAAGCGACCATACTTTGTTCACTACAAGTTTCTCCCGGGTCTAGGGTTTTATGGCTTTGGTTTGATCCACATGATAGGGGGCCTTGGTCGTGCCGCCACAAGTATTCTGCGTCAACTTATTGACTCAGGAACTTTGGCGAATCTCCCAGCAGGATTCAAGGCTAGAGGGGTTCGGGTTCGGAATGACGACGAGCCGTTGCAACCCGGGGAATGGCGGGACATTGATGCGCCGGGTGGTAACATTAGAGACTCTCTGATACCACTTCCATACAAAGAGCCTTCGGGTACTTTGGCGCAACTGCTGGGCGGCTTGATTGAAGACGGTCGTAGATTTGTATCTATTGCGGATCAACAAGTCAGCAACATGAGCCAAGAAACCCCTGTGGGCACCACGGTGGCGATGTTAGAGCGCGGCATGAAAGTTATGTCGGCTATACATAAACGTTTGCATTATTCTCAGAAAAACGAGTTTCGTTTACTGGCACGGATATTCAAGGAGAATATGCCCCCTGAGTATCCATACGAAGTCGCAGGAGCACCTGCGGCTATCAAGCAGCAGGACTTTGACGAAAGGATTGATGTTCTTCCTGTCAGTGATCCTAACATATTCTCCATGGCGCAACGCGTCACGCTGGCTCAGACCCAACTGCAGTTAGCTCAATCTAATCCTCAAATGCACAACCTTTACGCCGCATATCGCAGGATGTATCAAGCGTTAGAGGTCCAGAACATTGACGAGATTTTACCCCCTCCCCAAACTCCTCAACCTATGGATCCCGCTATGGAGAATGCAAAAGCTCTCATGGGTGAATTGTTGAAAGCCTTCCCTGAACAGGATCACGAAACGCACATCGACATCCATATTATGTTTATGAAATCTCCGTTGGTAGCTACATCTCCGCAAGTTATGGGAACATTTATGTCTCATATCCAAGAGCATGTTAGTATGCTTGCCAAGAAGCAAGCTATGGACGAGGTTAAAGAAGCCTTGAGTGGTGCTAAGATGATGGCAAGTGTTGGAGCGGTAAACTCAGAGTCTGTGCTTGAGTATGAAAAACGTTTGCAGGAAGATCTAAAAGATCAGCAGGAAGTAGAGAATTTAGTGGTTCTTTACCAACAGCGGATCATGGCGGAAGTTATGGCGCGACTAATGCCTGAGAATCCGAATGAGCCAGATCCACTTGTGGCGATCCGTATGCAGGAACTGCAGTTGCGTAAGCAGAAACAGGATCAAGATGCGGTAAACGACGCAGCCAAACTTGAGTTGGAGATGAATAAGATTGAGCAGCGTGATCGTTTAGACAATGCTCGTATGGATCTTCAAGAAGAGATTGCGGATGACCGTAACGAAGTTAATCGAGAGCGCATTGCAGTTAACGCGCAGATACAGCAAATGGCGATGCAACGGAGGAGCTAATGCCGCTTAAAGAGGGAAAGTCACAGAAGGTCATTAGTGAAAACATAGAGACTGAAATGGCTGCGGGTAAACCACAAAAGCAAGCGGTAGCTATTGCTTTGAGTAAAGCAGGTAAAAGTAAGTACGCCACTGGTGGTATGGTAAACAAACGTTTTAGCCCCATCGCTCGACCCCAACGTTTTGCTGGCACTTTTTAGTGTGTCTTTTGGTCGCAATTTTTTGGGGCCAATCTTTTAATTTAGGTCTTTATCAGGTTTGTGTTTATGACTGCGGGTATGACAGACCCCCTTATATGTGGTACGATAAGACCTATGTAGTACCCCCCAGCTACGTATGCCCCGCGAGGATTTACGACACATGATCGAAATAAGTGTTGCGATAGCTGGTGCACAAGCGGCCTATAGTTTTTTGAAAAAAGGCGTTAGTGTCGGACGAGATCTCCAAGATATGGGTCAGCAGTTGCAACAGTGGGCTAACTGTATGGCTGACATAGACCAAGCAGAAAAAATGGCAGAAAAGCCTCCGTGGTACAAACTATTGGGTGGGGGTGTCCAAGCGCAAGCTATGGAGGTTTTTCTTGCGAGGAAGCAAGCGCAAAGGATGCGTGATGAGTTGCGAGAGTTA